CCCGACTCCGGTGGTCGAGCCCACGACCGTCCAGGCGTCCACCGAGACCGCTCCCGCGCCCGTTGCGCCGGCCGCCCCGGTTACGGTGCCCTCCGTCTCAAACATGAGCGCCCAGGTCGCGATCCCGACCGTCAAGAGCACCACCATCCGGGCGTTCGTCTCCACCGACGCTGCCGGACACGTCGACAAGCGCCCGGGCCAGGAATTCGACGGTCTGACCGAGATCTCCGAGGCCCTCACCGCCTCCGCAGCCCAGTACGGCCGGGTCGGCGGAGGAAAGGGCGCCCGCCACGCAATCGCCCAGTTCCACCGAAGCCGTGACGAGCGTCTCGTCGTGGACGACCCGCGTAACGGGCCTGCCGTTCTCGCGTTTGCCCGCGACGAGACGCGCCTCACTGAGGGCAACCTGGCCCGCACCTGGCAAGCGCAACTCGATGCCGGCACGGCCAGCCTCACTGCGGCCGCCGGATGGTGTGCCCCCTCAGAGAACGACTACGACCTCTGCCGCCAGTGGTCCGCAGGTGTCGGCATCCTTGACCTGCCGTCCATCACCCTCAACCGGGGCGGGGTCAACTACACCAACGACATCAACTTCCAGCAGATCTACGCTGCCGCTCTGTCGGCAGGCCTGACGTTCCTGACCGAGGCCGATGTCATTGCGGACACCCCCAAGACCTGCATCGAGCTTCCGTGCCCCACGTTCGAGGAAGCCCGTCTCGACGTCATGGCCCTGTGTATCCGGGTCAGCTTCCTCCAGGCCCGTGGCTACCCGGAGGTCGTCAACGCGTGGACCGACGGACTTCTGGCCGTGTTCGAGCAGGAAATGAACCGTCGCATCATCGCGGACATCATCGCCCGCGCCGGTGCGTCTACCGTGCTCAACCCGACTGCCGGTGCGCAGCGCGACTCGTGGACTTCCGGACTGCTCTCCACCGTCGAGATGGCAGCCGTGGACATCCGGGCCCAGTTCATGATGAGCCCGGACTCCACGATCGAGATCGTCCTGCCGTGGTGGGTCCCGGCGCAGATGCGTGCGGACCTCTCCCGCCGCAATGGTGTCGACATGCTGAGCGTCACGGACGCTGAGATCGCCCGCATGTTCTCGGTCCGCAACGTCCGCGTGCAGTTCGTGCGCGGCTGGCAGGACGGTCTCATCACCGGTGGCGCGCTCAACGCCGTGTACCCCGGCGGTGACATCACTCCGCAGTACATGACCGCGCTGCCGAATGACGTCAGCTTCCTGGCCTACCCGGCAGGGTCGGTTGTTGTCGGCCGGCAGGACGTCGTCACCCTGACCAACGTCTACGACGCCGCGTCGCTGCAGCAGAACCTCTTCACGTCCCTGTTCGCGGAGGAGGGTTTCACGACCCTGTTCCCGTGCGAGGGCCAGCGTCTCTACACGGTCGACGAACTGTGCAACATGGGTCCGACGGGCGCCAACGCGCTCAACTGCGCCGTTGCCGTGTAGTCCTCCTCCTGACCGGGCCCGCGCGCACGTCCCCGCGCGCGGGCCCTCTCACAGAAGGGAGGGGGCATGGCAAGGATCATCGAGAACGGGCAGCTCGCGCAGGCGCCACCGCCGGGGCCGCTCCGGTACGGGGTGTTCCGGGCTGCCACGGTCACCGAGGACCTGAGCGAGAAGGAGATCGCAGCCGGGTTTCAGATTCCGGCGGTCGACTGCGGAGTAGCTCGCGTCTACGACGCCATGTGCGACCCTGCGAACGCTCAGACCAAGGTGATCGATGAGGGTCTGACCTACATGGACGCGATGCCGTACTGTGTGTACTCCACCCGGCAGTGCGGCATCGTCGGCCGGACCGAGGCAGAACTGTCCGGCTCCGTCCGGTCCAAGTTGCTCGCCTCCGAACAGCTTCAGGTCGAACTGTCCATCTGGCAGAACACACTCCCGATCCTGACCCCGAACCTGACCGATACCACGGGTGTCGTGACGGTCACGCCCGGGGCTGCGGGCGCCGATGCGGCCATCGCAGCCCTGGAAGAGTCGTTCTACTCGGAATACGGGTACGTGGGCACCATCCACGTGAACCAGGCAGCCTACGGGTCCGCCCGCTATGCACGCATGGTCGAAGTGGCTGACTCCGCGATCACGTCCCCGGGGACGCTGGTCACACCGCTCGGTTCGAAGTGGGCGTTCGGCGCCGGGTACGGCACCACGGGCCCACTCGGTGTCGCACCGGCGGCCGGGAGCGTCTGGGCGTTCATGACGCCTCCGGTGTGGATCAGGCGCTCCGGGATCATCCAGCAGGACTCCATGCGTGACGCGCTGGACCGTCCGTCAAACCAGTACGTAGGGCTCGCTGAACGCGTTTACGCCCACACGTGGACATGCCCGGTCGTCCACGCCGTACAGATCCCGCTCACCGCGGTAGGGGCAGCCTGATGAACAACTTCTACGAAGGCTGGACCGAGGTTCACCCCGGTCCGGACGAGAGCCTCCGCGACGTGGCCGAATTGCTGGTCCACTACGCGGGAGACGACAAGCACCACGTCCGCACGATCAAGGGCGGTAACGCGTTCCTGGTTCACCCGAGCGTGGCCCGCAGATACAACGGTGGCAAGCGCCGCTCCAGCACGAAGAAGGGTGAGGACGCATGACCGAGTGCCGGGCTCTGGCGCGTGGCCGCATCGCGCGGTTCACGAAGCTGGACGAGTGCGGAAACATCGCGTACGGAACGTGCGCGTCGCTGGTCACCACCGGATTCATCTCGGTGACCAGCACCCCCGCCTACCAGGACCCCGAAGAGATCCAGCAGACCGACGCGAACGGCCGGCTCTGCGTGGACGACCAGGCGGATCCGGTCCTGCGCTGGATCGACCAGTCCATCGTCCTGTGCAGCGTCGACCCGGACCTGGTCAACTTCCTGACCGGTGACCCGGTCGTCACGAACGACGCCGCGACCCCGGAGAGCGTCGGATACCGCATCGACTCCGCCACGACTGGCACGGCCCGGTTCGCGATGGAGCTGTGGTCCGGTATCCCGGGTCAGCCCTGCGACCCGGACGGCAACGAAGAGTTCGGGTACTGGCTCTGGCCGTTCGTCGGTCAGGGCCGGTTCGGGGAACAGGCGGTCGCCAACGCGGCTCTGAACCTGACCATCACCGCGAGGACGTTCGGCGGCTCGGGGTGGGGTGTCGGTCCGTACAACATCCGGCGCGACGCCACGGTTCCGGCGACGCTCGAGCCGCTGGGCACCGCGATCAGTGCGACGCAGCATCAGCATTTCGAGATCTCGAGTGCACCGCTACCCACCGCCGCGTGTGGCTGCGTCACGCTGACCGAGCCCGCGTAGGCTGACCGTGCACCCCGAGACCGCCTATGCACCGGTCCCGGGGTGCACCTCGTTGAGGAGACCGCATGGTCGCTTGTGACTGGACGCTGGACACCTCGTGTTGCGAGGAATGGGCCACGTACGAACCCGCGGTGCAGAGTGCGGCCACCGAGTGGGCCATGGGCATCTTGGACGCGCTCACCGGGCGCCGGTTCGGTCAGTGCCCGGTCACCGTGCGCCCGTGCGGCCGCCGGTGCCGGAACTGGGGCGGATACATGACCTACCCGGTCGATTCCCCGTCCGCGACCGGTGCGTGGGGTGCATGGATGGTTCCGTACGTGGACGGGACCGGGACCTGGCGCAACTGCGGATGCGTCGGGGAGTGCTCGTGCCGGGCCTCGCAGGAGGTTCCGCTCCCGACCCCGGCCGCCGGGGTCGATGAGGTGATGGTGGACGGGGTTGTCCTGGCGCCGGCCACCTACCGTCTCGACAACGGACGCATCCTGGTCCGCATCGACGGAGACGCCTGGCCCCAGTGCCAGGACATGGATCTGGCGAACGGGGAAGTGGGCGCGTTCGCGGTCACCTACCGGCCCGGGGAAGAACTCCCGGCCGCCGGCCGGATCGCGGCCGGCAAGTTGGCCTGTGAGTTCGCCAAGGCGTGCACTGGCGCCGGGGACTGCCAGCTTCCGGGACAGCTCCAGTCCCTGTCCCGTAACGGGGTCCAGGTCGAAATGGTGGATCCGTCCGAAGTGCTTGGGGACGGGGTCACGGGCGTGCCCGAGGTGGATCTCTGGATCCGGTCGGTGAATCCGAAGCGGCTCGCCTCCCGGTCCCGGGTCTACTCCCCCGACATCCGCACTCCGAGGTTCACCTCATGACGACCCGGGTCATGGAGCACGCGGTGACGCTGCTCGACTGTCTGCGCACCGCGCTGGAGTCCCGGCCCGAGCCGCCCGGGGTCATCTCCCTGCGTCACGGCACCGCGGTGATTCCCTCGCTCGGAACCGACACGGACGAGTGCTGCACGGGCCTGGCATGGGTCCGTGTCGTCTCGGTGGAGGGACGCTGGTCCCGGGACGATCTCGCGGCCAAGTGCCTGTCCGCATCCCGCATCGCCACGCTCGAGATGGGGGTGTACCGGTGTCTGCCCTGGGGGACGACAGGCGCCCCGCCCACGGCCTCTCAGTGGACGAACGTGTCCGTACTGGCGGATGAGGACCGGCACGCCATGGAGGACGCGCTGTGCTGCGCGTGGGCGGAACTGTCGCAGGACGGAGGCTTCCCGGTCCGGGCCGGCACCTATGAGCCGCTGGGACCGGACGGGAACTGCATCGGTGGCGCGATGAGCGTCGTACTGGAGACGGACTGCGGGTGCAGTCCGGGAGGGTGAGTCATGGCGACACGCAGCAAGAGCAAGGCGACGGACACGATCTGGGTCAGGGTGGTGCGTTCGTTCAACACCCTCTACCAGGGGGAAGTATTCGAGACAGAGAACGACGACAAGACCCAGGGGTACATCCGGGGCGGTTTCCTCATCGAGACCAAGGCCCCGGACGACGGGAGCACCGATGGCACGCGTGCGGCTGGACCGGGCATCGCTGACACGGACCTTCAGCGGGGCGAGTCGCAGGGAGCTGTCGACGGTTGAGCGCCAGGTGGTGAACCGGGCCAAGGCACTGGCCCCGGTGGACACCGGCCGGCTCCGCGCCTCCATCAAATCCAAGCGGTCCAGTTTCTTCAGCCTGCGTCCCAAGGTCACGGTGTACTCACTGGTCGAATACGCGGCCTACGTGAACGACGGGACGCGCAGACACCCGATCCGGGCCAAGAACGCCAAGGCACTGCGGTTTCGGGTGAACGGCCGGGTGGTCTACGCCAAGGCGGTCATGCATCCG